AACTTTGATTTTGTGCAATGTTATCAATAACAAAATTATAAAACCTTCTGGTCTCTCCTATTCAGCTCTCATCTCATATATAAAATTAAATATTTAAGTACGAAATTTAATTTACGTTCTTTATATCACAAATGAAATGTATTTGTCAATATATTTAAGCAATTTTCTTAAATTTATTATTATTAAAAATATTTATATTGCCATTTATAGGATTATTAGACTTGGATTCTCCAAACTCTTTTAAAATTTGATTATAAGTATCACGAACTAAAGAAATTCTTAAATTTTCTTCTTCTGATGTTTTTCCTTTTCTTGGACAGATAAATTGATATGTATAAGAATAAAACTCTAAAGACCTTAAAATTAAATCTATTTGACAATCCAATAACTCTATTTTATTCTTTCTTATTGTATCTATATCAAAATTCATTTTTCCCCCTCCCTATGCGACTTTTTTTAGTTCAAAATTATTTAATGGATTTTTGTTATAAGCCTCTTGTATTTCTTTGTTATAAATATGAGTATATATTTGTGTTGAACATATAGAAGCATGACCTAAAATTTCTTTTATAACTAAAATATCTGTATTACTATATTTATATAATAATGTAGCCATAGTATGTCTTAATGAATGAGCAGTATACCCATTTTCCTCTAATCCAGCTAATTGAAAAGCTTTTTTACAAACATTTTCAATTCCATCTATTCCCAACCTATTTGAACTATGATTAATAAAAACAGGTTCATTCAAATTTATAATTTTTCTTTTATTTAAATAATCTTTTAATTGCTTTTCAACATAAGTATTATAATAAACTATTCTTTCTTTGTTTCCTTTTCCAATAATTCTAAAATATTTTTCTTTGAAATTAATATTTGAAATATTTAAATTTGATATTTCTGATATTCTCAAACCACAATTTAACAATATTGCTATAATAGTGTTATTTCTTTTGGGCATTTGGCTATTAGTTATATTAAAAATATTTATTATTTTTTTAGCTTCTTTTAGACTTAAATTTTTAGGTATTTTTTTAACAGATTGCATATATGGAATATCTTTACTTGGATTTTCTATATTAGCTCCTATATCATATGTATTAAATAACCATTTGTAAAAACTTCTAATAGCAGACACTTTTCTTTTTCTTGTAACTACAGTATTATCTTTAGAATAATTTAAATACACCAAGAATGCTAATATATCTTTTTCTGTTACCATAGATAAAATAAATACATTAAAATCTTTTATGCTGATAGCTATTTCAAGATATTCTTTTATAAAACTAAAGAAATTTAATAAATCACTTTCATAACTTTTGATTGTATTTATTGAATAACCTCGTATAACTAATAGATAACTTAAAAATTCTTTTAACACTAATGGCTTTTCTTCTTTTTTTACATACATTTTCCTTACCTCCTGTTTACATAATATCACATATGACAGTCAAATGCAAGCATAATTTACAAAAAAATAAATAGACTAGTTATATTTAGTCTATTTAAAACCTATTAATTATGCTTAGTTAATACTATTTGACCGTTTTTCGAATCAACTAATACATCAACATACTCATCTAACAAAACATTATTTGAAATACCTATATTGTTTAATAATTCTATTCCTATTGTTAAATGTTTCTTGCCTGTATGCTGGCTTTTATATACTTTTAAAGTCTTTTTATTCTTTTTAGATTTTATTCTAATATCATCTTTTATTAAATCGCTTATATAATTTCTTGAACAACCCAATATTTTTGCTATTTGAACATAAGTGTTATTTTTTAAATATAGCTCAATTGCTTGTTCTTTCAAATATTCTTTATTTTTATATTTCATATTACAACCCTCAATCCTTATTATAAGTATATCAAAGATACATAATTTTATCAATATTTTTTGGATTTTCATAAATTATTTTTTGGATTTTATAAAATATTGTTGACAGATAGTGGCTTTTTATAATACTTTTAGTATACCATATAAATTCTAAAAAAAATGTCGAAAATACATACATATATATTTTTTATAATCGACATTTTTTTACATACTTTTCATAAAATTAGTATTATAATATAAAAGAAGATTAGCAGTATCAGTACTAATCTTCTAAGTAATCTTTTAGGTTATTTAAGTCAATATCAAGAACCTTAGAGATGGCTATCAATTCAAAATCTTTTACTAATAATTGATTCTTTTCAATCAGCAGTAGTTCATCTCTGTTGATATTGACACCTTCCAATTCTAGTTTCTTGCAGAAATCTGTTTTGGTTAACCCTTTTTCCTCCCTAACTTTTTTAATAAAGTTTCCTGAAATGTTCTTTTTACCTTTGTACTTTTTAACCCTCATATAAAATCCTTTCTTTAATTTAGAAATATTACAAATATATTGCAATAATATTAAATTAATATTTCTTTTATATATATTATTGATTTTACTACAAAATATGATAAACTATACGTAGTCATTCTACGTATAGATGGAATTTTAGTAAACATTTTATTAAATAAAGATGAGGGGGTTTAAAATAAATGAAGAAAAAAATTTTTTATGTATCATTAATAGTATGTATTTTAACAAATATTATATTAGTAAAATATGCTTACAATAAACAAGATAAAGATTCTAAAATAATTGTATATATAACCACTAGTGCAACAACAACAACCGCTAGTTTAGCACCGTATTATTCAAAATATCATGTTGCTGGATGTGACTATCTACTTGGTACTCCTGAACGAGTTACATTAAGTTATGCTAAAAGTAATGGTTATGGTGCATGTCCAAAATGTCAACCAACATATAGTAAATTAGAAGAAATTAAAGAAAATAAGCTATTAATTAATATTATTGCATTTCTTGATATGATATATTTATACTTTGTTATGCCTATGTATTTATTTGTGATATTAGAAAAAGAACTAACACAAAAGCAGACTATTATAATTTCTATTTTAAATTCTTTTATTATTTATATGATAATAACTATACTATTTAAAACTACAAGCATTTCAAATATATGTTTAGCATTTATATCATGTATTATAAATTATTTAATACTAAAGCATAATATTGGAGAAAAAGTTTATACAACAAATTTAAAATAAAAAAAGACTACTCTTTTAATTTTTAGAGTAGTCTTTTTTATTTTATTCAGTTTCTTCTGAATTTTCTGTTGTTTCTCCAGTATATGTTCCTGTTATACCCAAAATGGTAATACCTTTTTTTATATTTTCTGGTAATAATTTTTCTTTTATTTCAGAATAAATAGTTTTCAAATCATCTTTTAATTTACTCATATTTCTGCACCTCCTATAAAATTTCCTGTTCCGGTATTAGTAAATAATTCATTTGTAATTTTATCATATAATCCCAATACATTATTACTTGTTTTTACAGGAACGAAATCTCTAATTATTTCATTATTTTTATAAATTTTACAATAAACTACTTGAAGTGTATTGCCTGATTCTCCATTTATTGAAAACAATTGTATATTAGAATTTACAGGATTAGCATTAAAGTTATATTTTTGTTCTCCATTTAAATAAATTCCTCCTGAACCAGTCATTTTAAAAATATTAAAGTCATTGTTGTTGATTTGCATTCTTTCTGTATATTTTCCAGAATTTACTGACACTCTGTAATTACTAGTAGAGTTTGTATCACAAAGTTCAAAGTTCATATCTTTATTTGTTCCAATTATTCTTCCATATGCTCCAGGAGTTGCAATAAGAGATTTAAATTTGATTTCTAAATCAACATCACTACTAGCATTGATTCCTGTATTAATACATTCTTTTCCAGTTGTTTGTAAATATTGTAGTTGCTTGTAAGGTATATCTGAATGGTTAATTATTGCATTTGCATAATCAATACAATCGTTATACTCTTTTGTTTTTTCAAAATCAGCTACCAAAACCTTACCGCCTTTAGTATAGCCAGCTGGTATAATTTGTTCTATGTCAGATGGCTCAAATATCAATTCTCCATTATTAGGCATAGTTCCTTTAGTTACACCATTTAATCCAATAAATGTTTTATCTTTTAATACTTGTTCAGCTAAAGGAACATTTGAGGCTTTTGCTTTTATTAATGATTGACCTTTAATAGATAAGCTAATTAATTCTTTTCCAGAAGTATATTCGTATTTGTGCCATGAATCAGAAAATAAATTCAAAAACATTGTACTATCAAAAGTAAATACTTTTGAATTGGTGTTAATACTTTGAATTAATGTATAACCAGTATTATCAAATTTTATTATATTAATTATATTTGTATCAACTAATATAGCATAAGTATCATCTTTTGAAAAATAAATATTTGTATATGAAGGTAGTCCTTCTTGTATAAGTTTTTTGCTATTAAATATCGCATTAGCATCATTAGACATACTAAAACTATATAAGCTATTATTGTATATCATGTATTTACAATTATGTGATATATATATTTTAGAATTTACATTTTCTGACCAACTAATAAACGATGTCTCATTTTCATTTAAAATATATAATCTACCATTAGATGTAAACATATAGCCATTTCCGGTTTCTTCAATGCCATATCTATAACTATCACTGCGATAAGCTTTTGCTAATGTAGAAATAGCACCAGAATTATCAGACCAAATGATTTTTTCATAAGATAAAGTCATCCAATCCTTCCAATTTGAATATTGAACTAAAAATCTATTAGGCAAAATAGATGATGTATCGCCATAATAGCCAAAGTTATTTCCGGTATCGTTCCAACTAGATGATGCAATACCATCAATAATTGTAAATTCTTTATTTCTTGAATTGTATTTTAAACGTCTAAAATAAACAAAAGTATTGCCACCACCATCATTGTAACCAATTCCTGGACATAAAATATATTCTTCATTATCAATATAGCTATCATAAGAAAGTAAAATTCCGCCAACAGAGGTAATATTAAATAATTCTTTTGGTGTAAACGTTTGGCTAAATTCTACTGTATTTTTATTAATTACTATTATACTTATTAGTCTACTATCTGAGTTATAACCCATATAAAATATATAAGGTTCAAAATGTAAAATCTTTGAATATATATCAGATGTAGAAAAATTCAAATTAGTTGATAAATACTCTGTTACATCCACATTTTCATAAGTAGGCAAAATATTTCCAACAATCTTATTGCCATTTACATATGCTGTTTTGGGACTTAATATATCATCAATTGTAGCTGTTGCATCTGATGTATTTGTTCCACCTTTTTTTAAAAAATTAATATTCATTTTAATCTCCTTTCGTTAAAGGGGAAGCATTTATTCCTCCCCTACTCTATTCCTTTTATAACTAATTGAATTTTGGTATTAGCTTCTGTAGCTATTAAAGAAATACTATTAATTTCTATATTCATTGGTAATTCTAAAGCTAAATTAGCACCAACTTGATAAGTATTTTCTCCAACAATAATTGAAACATCAGAAGTTTCAGAATAATTCGCAATCATAATCATTGTAACTTTTTTTCCAACAGAAATAACGGTTTCATCTGTAGATAATGTTTGAACACTAGCATTTAATGTAATTTCTTTATCTGAAGTTTGTTGTACCTCTCCTTCTATTTTTACTGGTATAGAACCATCTTCATTTAAAAGCAGATTCTTCATTTCTCCTTTTTTATCAATTCCTATAATCATAATAAAAATCCTCCTATTCTATTTATAATTTTGGTTAATCATATAACCTTCTTTTCCATTCACTCTTATTCTTACTTTGTCCCATGTGAATCCGTTGGATTTAGCAACTCCAGCCTCTAAAACATATAATGTAGTATTAGCAACATATAATGTTGAATTAGAACCATCTGTAGTTGGTTTGTCTCTTAAATTTGTATTTCTAGCAAGTGTTTTTAATACTGGAGTTGAAACATTAGATGTTTGAACATTATTAATTTGATAATTGCTGCTATTATAATTACCTACAGCATTAGGAATTCCCATGTACTCTGCTGGATTAATATTGTGACCATATATATTAGAGTTGTCTCTTATTTCATAATGAAGGTGTTTGCCTGTTACATTTCCAGTAGCTCCCATTATTCCTATTTTAGATGTACGGCTTATTTTGTCATTAACATTACAACTTATACTAGCCAGATGGCAAAACCAATGAAAACGATTTTGAGAATCCTTTATCACTATAAAGTTTCCATATGATTTATCATTTTTTCCAATTCTAACAACAGTTCCATCACAAGTTCCATAGATTTGGTCTTGTCCTGTTAAATCTATTCCTGTATGATGCCCTGCTGCCCATTTTAATCTGTTACTATTTTTTCTTCCATATTCACAAGTTATATTGAATTTTCCTGTCAAAGGTATATTTGTAGCCATTTTGTTTTCTCCTTTCATAAAATAACTAATTTTGTGTATTATCTTCTATGTCTGTTTCTTCAGTTTTCTTTTTAGTAAAAAAATATGTCATAACTGAACCATATGTAGCACTAAAAATTGTTAAAACTTCTTTGTTTACTTCAATTGGAGCAAATAGCAATATAACCATTGCTATAGTCATTATTACTGTAACAAAGCTTTTAACATCACTCCATGCTTTTTTCATCTACCCCACCCCCATTCCTGTTTTTATAAATAAGAATATTATTCCTATTACACTAGTTATTATTGCTCCAACACTTGTTCTAAAAGCCCATTTATTATTGTCTTGAATGATTGTAATATCTTTTTCATTTTGCTTGGAACGTTTATCAGCTTCATCTGCTTTTGTTTTTATGTCGTTATAGCCATCAAGTTTTGAATTGATTACTGCAAGTTGTGTTAAAACTTCAATCTTAAAATCATTTAACTCTTTATTATAATAGTTTTCTGGTTCCATAATTTGACTCCTTTAATTTGAATTTAAAAGGAACTACAATTTTGTAGCTCCTTATTTGCTTTTAGTTAATTGATTTTTATATTTTTGTAACATATATTTTTTAGCATAATCTTTACAAGTGCTTTCTAGTTTTTCTAAATAATCTTCACTATATAAGCCTTGAGATTTGTATTTTTGATATTGACTATAAGCAAGTTGCTCATATTCTTTTTTCATTTCAGTAGTCATAGTTAATGTATATTTATTTTGACTTATTGTATCTCTTGAAGGGTAGAATTTTGAACTTTCTATTTTTTCTTCATTGTTGTTATCAATTAATTCTTTTCCAATAGCATTTCTTGCTGTATCAGTTCTTTGCTTTTGCAATTCTAAAATTTGTTTTTCCTTCTCAGATGATGATAGAGTTAAGTCTCTTTTTATTTCCTTTATTTGTTTGTTTATGTCAGTGATACTTTCTTTGGCATCAGAAATTTGTTTATATTCTTTTTCTTCATCTTCTGATAATGTCCCAGAACCATTTTTTTGCTTTAACTCATTGTATCTATCATATAGTTCATTTAAAGATGTTGAACTAGAATAAGGATTTACTGTAAAAGCTCCGCCAGAAGTTTTTGCAGATGATGCATATTTATTAGTAAGTCCTAATAGATTATCTGGTGTTTTCCATAAATCATAGAACGTTGTTCCAAAACCATTTTTAACAAAATAATCAATATACATTGGGGAAACATTAAAGGTTTGTCCTATTAATTTTGAAAGTCCAGAAGTATTTTCATCGTACCAGTCTTTAGGCTCATAGCTTTCTTTCATATATTCAGGAACTATTTTATTACCATAATAGAAATCATAGTTTGCTCCTATTTCAAAAAGTGTACTTAGTAGTGGAGGCAAAAATCCAGATAAATCTTCTGAAAAGCCTGTATCTTGTATAGAATTTCCAATTGTATCTCCTAATGAAGATATTTCATTGCCTTTTAATTTTCCAGAAGTTAAATCTGCTAAATATTCTCCTAAATTAATCCAAAATCTTTCTTCTCCCTGAGCTTTCTTAACTTTAACCCAAGAATCTCCAATCTTGATATAATAGTTGTTGTATTTCTTTTGTTGATTAATTTCATCGTACTCTTCATTATTCTTATACAATTTATGTAATAAAAATCCAACAGAAGTAAATAGTGCTGTCATAAGAACTTTTTTCTTTATAGTATCTACTATCTTTTTAGTTGCTTTTTGTTTTGCTTCTTCCTCTGGAATTCCTCTTAATAAATCATTGCTATACTGTTTCTTATATTTTTTTGCACTTTCCCCAACTAATTGCTTGTATATTATTCTGCTATTTTCAATGCTTCCAATTTTTGCACTTAAATAAGGTATATATGAAGAATATTTTTTTATTGTTCTTCCACCAGTCGAAAAATCTTGGGTAGCATTTCTTGTATTATAAGCAGAATCTATAAGATTATTTATAAAATCTTTTGAATCTTTATTTTGCATATATTCTAAATTTTTCTTAAATACTCCAAATCTAGTTGCTTCTTCAGATAGTTCAGAAGGTATTGAAAGAGTGTCTACAACTGATTTAAATTTGTTTTTCTTTAAACCTAATTCTTTATAGTCACTATTTAATAAATCAGCCATCATTTTACTTGTTTGATTTCTACTGGTATATAAGCTTGTTCTTGTACCACCAGAAGCACCAGACTGCTTAAATAAAGCATAATACCTTTGAACTTTGTTCTTATATTCAGAATTATTTAGTTTTTCTAAAGTTGCTTTTGGTAATTTATCATATAAGTTTTTAGGTATATTCATACCTCTGGCAATAATTACATCAGCTAAACCTTTTACACTATCTGCATAAGGAATAAATTTACCCTTTGCATTTGTTGCTGCTTGTTGAGTGTCACTTGAAATATTATTTACAACAAATTTTGGATTTAATATAGTTGTTCCATATCTAAATATCTTAGCTGTTTCAGAAAGTATTTTTTTTGCTAGATTAGGTACATCTTTATCATAACCACCAGTAAATACATCATATAATTGTTTTGAAATTTCATCATCCCTAAATTGTAATGTTACTTCTTTTCCATCAACTTTATATGATGTTATACGTTCTTTTCTATTATCTCTTCTATCTGGAAAATATAAATCATAGGTCTTAGATAAATCTAATCCATCAGTATCAATCCCCTGTCTTTCAAGAATATTTCTAAAATCTTCTAGATGTTCAGTACCAGAATATTTTACTGGTGTTGGTATAACATCATAGAACACACCACCTAAGCTTGATACTTCCCCTAAGTCAACAAAACTTTTCATTGTTATATTTCTTTGAATTGCAGGGTATATTCTTCCTAGCATTATTATAGTGCTTTCAAGAGGATTTATAATATCTCTTTCACTTCCAACAAACTTTTTAATAGGATTTTTCATCAATGAACTACCTTTGTTGTTATCATCCATAACCCTATAAAATGTTGCATAATTTAGCCAATTTTCTTTCATTAAATCTATGTCTTTTTGTGAATATAATCCTGCCTTTTTAGCTTGCTCTAATAATGTACTTTGAAATTTTTGATATATTATTCTAGCTTCTTCTAATCTCCTATCTTTAGAAAATTTTTCAACAGTTGCTTTTGCATCATCATATCTTATACCAGTTTTCTTTCCTTTTTCAGATGCTTCCATAGCCCTTAATGCTGTTAAGTATGTACTTAGGTTCTTTTGTTCTTCTGTATTAGGCAATATTTTTCCGACTTTTGCTATTCCATCACATAGCTTTTTACCAGTATCTAAATCATATATACCATCTTTTAAAATAGAATCAATTTTATCTCCAATTCCTTGTTTTAATGCATTTTGTATTACTGGATTGTCTTTAGGGTCTAATTCATAGTTGTTTATATAGCCCATGCCCTTACCCATAAAGTCAGTTGCCATTTCTAATGCATAATCTTGATTAAGCACATTAGTTATAAGTCTATTTTTGGCATTATTGTAACTTTCTTTAAAATCAAGTGTTTCTTTTCTAGGTGCATAAGATATACTGCTTTGTGTTCTGTTCCATGGAGCTTGATATATATAATTTTGTACTCTTTGAGTTAAACCTTCTAAAAATTTCTTTAATTCTGGATTATTTTCTTTTAACTCTTCAAGTATTGCTACAGTCTTAGGCATTTTGTCTTCGATATAGTCTTTTTGAACAATATATCTTCTTCCCATTTCTGCAAAACCTTCATTGGTAATATCTTGTTCATTCAGGTTACTGTATAAATCAAATACTTTACGAGTTACAACTTCTGGGTATAAATCTTCGATGTGTTCCTTTAAATTGTAATCTTTATAAATTCTATGAAATACTTCATGAACAATACTATCGATGTCTTTCATTGACTTTGTTCTTATTATGTCTCTATTTTCTTTGTATATTGCATATGCACGTTGTCTAAAATTTCCTTTTTCTATCTTATCTCCAAAGCTTTCTTCAATAAATTTTATTATATCAGTTGTTCCAATCGGTTTAATATTCTCATCCCATTTTGCTTTTAACATTACTTCTGTTATAGCTTGTTCTATATATGCATCTTCACGTTCTCCATTATGTTTACTTTTTTGTATTAGTTTTTGTCTTTCTAATTCTGTTATTATATCTTCTGTCTCAGGCGGTTTCTTTTCTTGGTGTATTTTTTGTTGACTAATTAGGTTGTCTTTAACTGTGTTTTTAGAAGTTCCTTTTGAATTTTTCATATATCGTATATCATCATTTGATGTTGGAGCGGTATTTGTTATATTTTTTATCTGATTTGAATAAAATGGTATTACGACTTGGTGTTCAATTCCACCGTTTTTTCCACCGGTATCTACAATGCCATCGTAACCATTTTCTTTCAATATATCTGTTACCCAATCTGGAATGCTTGTCCATGCATGAGTTGTGTCATTTTTTATATCATCTTTCAAAGTTTTAATCCAATCATCAGGCTTTCTATTTGTTTTGTCCCAAGCATCTGCATTATAGCTTTTCTGTATTTGTACGTTTTTTGAAGCATCTTCAAATTGTTTTAAAATATTAGAATCAATTTTACTTGTTTTAAATGGAGTTTTTATATTTAAATATGTTTCATATACTTTTGGTTCAGTTTTATATCTATCTAAATAAGTAACATTTTTTATTCCTGCATACTCTAAAACATCTTTGAATTTTGATAAATCTTCATTCATCAAATTGCCATCGTTTACAAATACATCATACAATGCTTTTATACCATTTCCATTTTCCTGATTATTTCTATACCACTCATACATATCGCCAAAACTTTCTTGACTTGCATTATTTTTATGTATAATATTTTCCCAATCTTCATCAAAACCAATATTTTTTCCTTCATGATTAATAAAATCTTTTTGCTTTTGATTCAAATTGTTCCAATAATCATCTAATGTTTTTCCATCAACTTTAAAAAGGTCATATTCTGTGTTATATTCTCTTGATAAAGATGTATCTTCTTTATTTTCTGAATAACTTTTAGCTATATCTTTGTTGTCCGTAAAGAAAGCCATTGGACCTGATGTTGATTTCTTAGGGTCAAAATAATTTCCAACTCTATCAGCTCTTTGAGTTCCATGATACATAACTTTTAAATTACCATTGTCATCACGAATTTTACTATTTTTAAAGTAATCTTGCTGCTGCTTGGCTAATGTTCTTCCTGAATTATCTTTTACAATAGTTTGACGTCTCGTTGTATTTGTTTTTTTCATATATCTTATATCATCATCTGAAGTAGGTGCAATGTTTGTTATATTCTTTATTTGATTAGGTTCAAAAGCTATATAATCAAATTTAGCTCCTGTGTCAAAATAATCTGTAACAGATGTTTTTACACCATCAAATCCTTCTGATTTTAGAAATTTAGTAAATTCATTTCCGTATTTATCTACTACTCTGCTCAATATTGCACTACCACTTTGTTTAACTACATCTTTTTTTGCATCAAATATTTCGTATTTACCAAATTTTTGTTTTTCAATTTCATTTCTGTATTGATTATATATTTTTTTTGAAAATTTCGTTAATATTTTATTAGTTTCTTCTGATATAGGATTTTCTACAACTAATGGATTTTTAATATTTAAATATGTTTCATATATTTTTCCTTTTGTATAATCATCTGCTAATTCCCTCGAATCCGTAAAATAAAATCCATCTCCATTATTAGAATACATTGTAATTCCAGTTCTAATTTTTGATTTGTCAAAAACAGTAAAATCATTTTTACTTGCATGATACACAACCATAAGATTACCATTATCATCACGAACCTTACTATCTTTGAAAAATTGTGCTGTTTTGAATGCTATTGAATTTCCTTGATTATCATATTCTGTTCTGGTTAAGCCACCATTTTGACGTGAATTTGTATTTTTTTTCATTGACCTTATATCATTTGAGGTATTATTTTTTTCTTTTTGCATAGACTTATTATTGATAACAGATTTTTCACTATTGACAATTTTGGATGTCGGTGTTATACTGTTATTAATAAAAGTAGGCTTGCCCTGAATTAGCATAGACTTTTTAGTCGCCGCTAATGGGGTGTCTACTTTTTTAATATTTATTTTTTTCAACCTTTCAACTCTTAAATGCCAACCATCTTCTTGTTTTGATACATCATATTCAATTAAAAAAGGATTATCATTTATATTTGCTTGTACTATGTAGTAATTCCATTCTTTGTATTTGCTACGATTTTTTAATTCATTGGATTCACTTACTTTCTTTCCATTTTTAATTATTGAATTTATTTGAGCAAAACTTGCAATACTCTCTCTTAAATATTTCTTTTGGCTTTTATTAGAAAAAGTTTTATGTATACTTTCTTTTATGTCATCTGCAATAACTTTTATTTTATTATTTGTTTCATCATTTTTGAAAGTTCTTGTCTTATTATTATCTCTAAAAACAGTTTTTGCCAACTTAATTGCTTCTGTTTGTTTAATATCTTTAATATTAATATTTTTGATTTCATTTGGTATTTTTATATCAACAGAAGGATTAAAATTATTTAATGCTTTTTGTTCTTCCTTGCTGATTAAGGTTTTATAATTATTGTAATTTTCAGAAGAAACTTTCTTTTTCATACCAAAGATTCTAGAGTCATCATCATTTGGAATATAGTCATTGTTTTCATCAATAGATAAATAGTCTTTGCCTTCAATACTACCTTTTTTCTTTAAATATTCTTCATTTGGCATAATATTTTGACCGTATATATTTATATACCCTTCTGACAATGCTTTATCAAGTTCTAGTTCCATTTTTTTAGCTAAAGAGTAATTACTTTTACCTTCATAAATATCATCTAATACCTCGCCTATTCTGTTCCAACTTACATTGGTTAAATCCTTAAAATTTGCTAATTCTTTTGTTGTACTTCTTTTTTGACCTGTCCAAGTATCTCCAGCTTTGTATCTTTCTCCTGGTATAGAACTAGCTAAATCTTCCATAAAGTTAGCTGCCATATCTTTTATATCTTGTGCTACTTCAGGATGCTCTTCAGCATAAGGTAATATATTTTTATTTCCTACATTTTCATATGTTCTGTTTTCCATACTTGTAGATGTTCTCGTTTGCTTAACTTTTGGTATATTAGTTTCTTCAATTGTTGATAAGCCTTCTTTTGCGGTAGTAGGTATATTGGCATTACTTACTAAATTATTTACCATTTCTTTTATATCTGAACCAGTATATCTAATTTTATCAATTCCTGTTGAATAAGCTATATTTCCGTTATTATCGATAGAATATGCAATTGCTTTTCCAGATGGTGTCATTTCAACTTTTACATTATCAAAACTATCTGATACATAATCTATGATGTTTCTTACTTCATTTTTATTATATTTGCTATTATTTGAAATTTGTTTTATCATTGAGCCAATTTCTTCAAGATTATTTTTTGGACTTATATTTGTATTTTTGTTTTTAGATGTATAATTTGTTGGCTCGTTATTCAAATTGCTTCTAAGGGTATTTTCACTTGAATATATGCTATTATTTTCTTGTACTTTTGCATTAATAGAATCAATTACTTGTCCAACAGAATTTTCAACACTAATATTGTTTTTTAATATTTCATTTTTTATTTTGTTTATAGTATTATCATTGTCACTTTGTAATGCTTTTGTAACAGTATCAATAGCAGTATTTACATTATTAGCATTTGTTAATAATTTTGTGCCTGAATTGATGTCAATAACATTAATACTTCCTTCCTCTGTAACATAAACTGCTGGTGCAATATCAGGTAGTTTTGAACCTTTTACATCAAAAGGAATCGCTTGTACTTGTTCCAAACCAGTTACATTACTGCTATTATCTACCATTATTGTTATTGCTGGTTTTATTTGTTCTTTAGCAATATTAGAAGCGGTATCTTTTAAAATACTATCAGTATCAACATAAACTTTGCCATCATTTGTTACAATGATTCCATCTTGATTCTGTTTTACATCACTTTCTTTTGGAGCAGTATTAGTTTTTTCTGTTTTTACAACTACTTTATTAATTTTTCCTGTCTTCATATAATTACTAATTTCATCATAAGCATTATTTATAAGAGACATTTTTTCAGAGTTATTTGCATTAATATCTGGATGATATTTTTTTACTAAAGCTTTATGCTGTTTACTTAATTCTTCTAAGGTATATTCTTTTGATGGGTCTAATTCCATTATAGAATAATAATTATCTAATTGTTGTTTTGCTTCAATATCATTTTTCACATTTGATTCCTCAAGATTTAAGCTAGCATACATACCTGTAAAGCCACTGATTCCAGCATATATTGCAGACCATGTAATAGTATCAAATAGAATATTTTTTTGAACATCTTTGTTATTTGCATCAACACCATAATTTCCTATTGCTTGTAATTCATTAGCTGTAAATCTACTTACTCCTGTTGTTACTCCTGTTTTTACAGCTGCACCAACGGCATTCATTATTTTAGCTTGTGTATTTGGATTTAATAATTCCTTATGATTTTTAAATTGTTCAAAAATTTTGTTCTTAGTTTCGTTATATACTTTATTTCCAATTTTTTCATTTATTAATTTACTATCTAATACCTTTGAAAATACATAATCGCTTACTGCTGTTTTAGTTGCTTCTTCCACATTACCAGTTTTTCCTAAAGTATCTATTGTGCCAGAAGTGACCATTGCAGATGTTGAACCTAGTCCAGCTTTTTTTAGCAATAAAAAAGTTGCTATATCTGTTGTAATATCAGCAACTGTATTAGCACTAGGATTATATAATCCATATTTTTGTAAATCTTCTTTCTTATCATTTTGAATTGATTTAGTTAAATCTTCTTGGGATGAATATTCTCCATATTTTTCTGAATCTTGTAAAACAGAAAAGTCAGAAACTTTAGGTATTGTATTTTTGTCTAATTTTCCATATGATAAAAAATTTAAAACATTATTTGTTATATCTATTAATCCGTTTGTATTTGCTCTAGCAATATCTTGAATTATATCACTTATAATTAATTTATTTTTTTGGTTATTATTGTTATTATTCATATTACTTACAAGTGTGTTTGGAGCTATTGTATTAAAAAATGACTTGTTTTTATTGTTTGCTTCTAATATTTCTTCATCAGTCATATTATCAACAGCTTCTTTTCTTTCCCCTATTCCCTCTTTTGCTGTTTTATATAACCCAGTAGCAGTATTTTTCAAACTAACTCCAATAGAACCAACTAAATCTTTTAACCATGTACCAGTTTTAACAAATATATTTTTACTCTCTTTTTCTTCTTTTTGCTGTTGTAAATTATAATCTACAATAGATGAAGCATTCTCCGTATCTTTTGGGTTTACAAAAGACATTTGAGGAATGTTATTTTGCATAGTTTCTCTAGTATATGTAGGTTTATTTTCTGTTTTATTTTGTGCTTCATTATTAACAGTTTGCTTATTATCTTCATACTCACTATAATCTTTTTCTTGTTGATTATGTAATTGTTCTGCATAACTATTTGCTTCATCAATGCTATCAAACTTACCAAGATATCTTCCAGTTTTATAATATTGTTCTATAGCTTCATCATTTGACATTATTCTTCCATTATCTGATACTGTTGGAATAAGCACTTCTTTGCCATTTTCATCTTGAAAAGATATAGACCTTACTGTACTAATACTACCATCGCTATTATGTACAATAGGTCTATTACTTAAATCTATATTGCCTTTTCCATATGTTGAATGTGTTTCTGTATTTTCATCCATTAAATCAATAAATTTTTGTGCATTTTCTTGTGATTTATTTCTATCTTCTTCGCTTACACTAGGAGCTTGTACATCTTCTCTTGGATTTATAGAGTTAATTATATCATTTGCTTCTTTTACTTTATTTACATATGACTGTTCTTCATTATTGTTTGTTTTAACGTTATAATTGTTATAGTTTATTGTATTAATCATATCAGAAGTACCTGTCATTCCAGATATAATACTTTTAGCAACTTCTTCTCTTTTCTTTTTTTCTTCTTCACTAAGCAATTTCTTGTACCTCCTATTTCAAACTTTGTAAATATTTAATTCTTTCTTGTTTTGCAATATCTGCTTCTGTAGGTTCAGTAACATTATACATAGCTGTTAAACTTGCTAAATCATTAGAACTTAATCTTCCATTTGAATATTCACTTACTAAATAATTATACAAACTCGCATTATCTGTTACTGTGTATTTTTTAGAAAATTCATCATAATTTGCATATCTATTGTTTATAATATCTTTATAAGTGCTTAAACTTGTTGTATTGTTTGAACTTGATAATGTACCATATTTTTGTTTTAGTTTATATTCATTTTCTGCAAGTGTTTTGCTTTGTTCTGTTTCAAGTTCATTTTTCAATTTATATAATGCTATATTATTCTTATATTCAATTTCTGCTTGTTCTCTCATCTTTTGTAGTTCATATTCTCTTTGCTCTTTAACTTCTCTAGCATCTTTACTTAAAGTTCCAACTGCAACCCCAAGGATTGAGCTTGCATTATTGTCTACATAACCTAATTCATCTACTCTTTTCCAAGCATTTGTTAATGCATCTTGTTGTTTTGTATATTCAAACTTTTTGTTTTCAAATTCTCTTTCTTTTGCATCTTTCCAATAGTTGAATTGTTGACTATCATAATTCATTACGATTTGAGCAGTATCAGCAAGTTGACCTAAATACTCAGTCCATCTGCTATGTGCTTTTTCTTCATATGTTGGAATTAAGTCACTTACTATTTTCGCAATTCTTTCTGTTGTTGATGAACTATTTAATACACCACTTCCAGCTAGACTTTGTAATGTGCTATTTGCAGCATATTCTGTAGCAGCTTTTAATGAATTATCTTGATTAGGGTCATAAGAAAAACCATTTTTCATTTGAGTTAGCATTTCACTTATTAAGCCATTTACTGTATCTGCATATGCACTTTGATATTGTCCTTCAATGGAATTTATGTTAGCTGTTGTAGGTGTTACTATTGTAGTTCCTATACTGCTTTTCTTTATTCCAGATGTATATGTGTTAGTATTACTAGTATCATTACCATATTGACTTTGATATGAAGAATATATCTGATTAAAATCAACAGTATTAGTATTAGTTGGCTCTTTATAAGTTTGCGGTGTTGGAGCAGATACAACTTGTTGATTATTAGTTTGTAAGTTTTGCATACTAGCTTTATTAGTGTCACTTGGTTGACTTAACTGTGCTATTTGTGGTTGTATTTGTATTGGAATAGTAATTGGATTAATGCCATTATTTGCTGTTTGATTTATTCCTTGGGTGTCATTCACATTACTGTTAATAGGTTGTTGTGCAACATTTTGTATATTATTATTAGCCTGTGTCATATTTTCTTGTGGATTATTTGTTGCTTGTAATGTTCTTGATGTTGTTAATAGTGGATTTGCCATTAAACTACATCTCCTTTCAATTATTTATTATAAATTTTATTAAGATTTTCTTTCCAATTATAAATTGTACTTTCTGCTGTTGAATATGTAGTAAAAATATTTGTTCCTGTTTGCATATTTAAAATATTTTTCCAATGGTCTAATGTACTTTCTACTGTAGGGTATGTCATATAATTTCCATTATTGGCGATAGTTAATTGTCTAGCCCATTCTTTTAAAGTAGCTTCATTACTACTATATTGTCTAAAATACATATTATCTTACCTTCGTTCTATATTTTCTTTCCATTCCATATATAGAAACATCGCCAGTTCCATATATCTCAATAGTATAACTGTCGTAATTTTGCATATCATTTGGAATTAATATACATTCAGTTTTGTTTTTACCATTTGGTAATGCATTTTCTTTTACATATTCTTTTCCGGTGTTTACAGTTATTTTTACATTTATGTTTCCATCTAAATCATAGTTAAACCATAATTCAGATAAAGCTTTCTTTTTACTTAATGTTCCCTCTTTATATTCTTTGGATTTAAAATAGAATGGAATTTGTTTTGTATATACAACATCATTATTTCCAGTAAATTCATCTATTCCATAATGTTGAATATACTTTAATCCGTCTTTTCTTCCGCCAGTAATCTCGTATATTACACCATTTGCTGTTAATCCATATATAGGAGTAGGTGTTTGACTAAAATTTAAATCATTATAACTATCACATATATTTACATAGTATAATTCATTTTTATCTTCTTCCGGTTGTAATTCTTTAGTCCATTTTCTTAATCTTTGGTCAAATACTAAAAAGAATTTATAATCTGGAAACCAAAAATATATTTTATCTTCACTTGCTGCAATAGAAATATTCTCCGCTTCTTTTATAGTAATTCCATATATATAAGCTTTAATACCGCCAGTAACACCATTATTACTTGTAGGCTTTTCGATACTTCTTATCGTACTTCCATCATATTCATATATGTTTCTACCATATAGCCAATATAAATAACTGTTATGAACCTTTATTGTATTTTGGTCATAACAGCCTATATTATTATCTAAATTTACACAAGTATAAGAATCACTTTCTCCTGATATAACATTGCTTCCATAGTACAAGTGCATATTTTCTTCACTAAATACTATTAATTTATCATCAAAACTTACCAATCCAGTTATTTGTTGACAGTTAGGAACTCTATCTTCTCTTGAATTTCTTTCACTTGACCAATCCATAGGATTCTGAAGAGCTGAAAAATACAACATATTTCCTACACTTCCAAACATTCTATTTTTGTGATAACACATATGTTCAAATGAAGTGATATCTTTAGGCATCGTTAATAATTCAGGAGTATTTACACTAGATAATGGTAATTTATGTCTTGTTGGTTTTATTCCTTCGCCATATAGTACCAAATATTCATTGTTTCCATCAGCATAATAGACATGTTGAAACTTGTTACCAGTAATACCTGTTGCTATTGCTGTACCTGACATATCTTTTAGTGTAGTTCCTTGTATATAAAACAAATAATTAACTCCAGCTACTCCAAAGTATTTTATTTTTTCTCCTTTTAGTCCTGGATTTTTAAGCATTGTTCTTCCAATTCTTGTTCTTAAAGCAGGGTAATTATCAAGGCACATATTATACATGTCTTGTGCTTCATCATCTTGAATAAATTGTGAAGGGTATATATTAGAAATACCACCAGCTAAATATGATATAACATTATCACTTTTGGTATGTACCGCTTCTAAATAAGGATTCTGTTGCATATTTTACCTCCTCCTTCTCCATTTAAATCTTGATTGATACTCATCTCTTATAGTAGTGTATTTTTGTTGGTTTTCATTTTTACTTTCATTAGCCTTTTGAACTAAGTTATTATACAAAAGTATATATTCGTTTGCTAATTCTGTATCTGGATTATGTCCGGACATAGCTATAATAGATAATACATTATATTTTACTAAGTCTACATAGTTATCATCAATTTCTATGGTATCATCAAGACTTGTTACCATTTTAGGTTTTTTATGATAATATATATTTATTTTTCTACTATCTGTAGGTGTTGGAAATATTCCTATACTTCCTTCTGTACCATCATAATAGCCTTTTTCGTTCATTGATTCTTTTAAATCATAAAAACGTAGTTTTTCAAACCTACCCCAATTAGAATTATTAGAGTCTTTTGCTTTAGTTGAAATTACAACATTTTTAATCATATCTATACTACAATCACTAGGTAATGAATATAACTTTTGATTTTTTGTTGTCTCAAATGAATAATATTCTTGTATAGCTAGGTCTTTATATATTTTTTTCATAGTTTCATTAATCCATAGCATTAATCTATTATCATCATAAGTATTAGGTAATCTTACTTGAATATCATCAACTAATTGTCTTACTGTTGTTCTACTTACATTATACATTTGTTTGTACCTCCTATTTAGCTCTTAATATATATTTTGTTGTTGCATTTCCTGTAGATAGATTAGGAACAGAAAATGTTTCTGGAAGATTAGTTGATGTAGATAAATCAACATTATTTAATACTGAATATAATGTACTATAATCATTTGTTTTTATGGCTTGTCCATTACACTCTAAATAGCCTTTAGGAATGTTTTTCTTTCCAACATATAAAATTACACTACCTATAGGATTTATTCCATTTGCACTTGACTGTGATTCGTTCCACATATCAGGGAATTGTCTTATTTCAATATCTTTTATGTATGTACTTGTGTTGTTTCCTATGAATATTACTTCATCAACTTTATTTAATGATTGACTATAGTAATATTCTCCTTTTGTTACAAATATGTACTTAGTTCCGACTTCTATTGCATCATATATAGCTTGTTGTATTGCTAATCTATTATCTGTTATTCCATCTCCTACAACATCATAATTATCTAATGGAACTATTCCAAATGTATAAAAGAACATATTTTTTAATTCTTGTATTTTTATTTCTTTTAATCTATCACTCATTCTTCAGTTACCTCCATTGTTCCTGTTTCTGGTACTCCCATCCAGCCTAAATAAGTTTTTCCTTTTCTTACATCAGGTTGTCCTGCTGTTAATACTCCAGCTGGGTAAATTTGTTTGTAGTAATTTTCTCCATTGTATTTTAATCCAATTACCTTTTTATTATCATATTTCATATATAATAAATATTGATTATAATCTGATGCTACAATTAAATATTTATCTCCAATTATTCGTTTTGCTATACTGTAATTACTTGCTAACAATTGTGTACTTGTAATTTCTATAAAATCTATTTTTAATACTTGATTATTACTTACTATAAAAGAATCATCTTGTGATACCCACCAATTTATTCCTCCGGATTTTCCTATATACGATGTTCCAACATCAATTTTTATAGTTCCCAACTCGGTAAAGCTTATCGCACCTGTTACATAATTTATTATCAATCCATATACAATGTTTCCCTTTATTGCATACAAACAATTATGAGTAATTATATATGGTGTTATAGACACTGTTCCGTACCAATGTGCGGTATAAATAGTGATATCATTAGATGCTATATAATTTATATTTTCATCAAAAACATAAAGAGTTTGTCTCACAGAATCAGCATCTCCATAGCCATAACTATCAGTTGATATTACCTCTATTACTCTATTTTCATTATAAAAATTCAAGCTGGCAAAACTATAAAGCTCTGAAGCTGAATCATAAAATTTTGTTTCTTCTTTTGTCCTTCCATAACCTTTTTCTGTATTAGCTGTATTAGAATTTTCACTTATTAGGTAATTCATTGTATATAAATATATGTGTGGGCTAGAGGAAACTACAAGTGCCAATAATCCTGTTACATATTTAGGTCTATATGGACTATAAACCATGGTTATAAAATTTTCTGAAGATATTTCTGTATCATATTTCCAAATTTTATATTCTGCTGATACAACTTTATCATCTTCTTTGAATAATTTATTCGTAGTATATATTTTCCCTTTATAATATTTTTCATTTTCTATATAGTTACCAGTATCTACTGCAAATGTGTATAATATAATATGTGATGTAGCAGTATCTTTAATAGCAATTGTTAAGTATGTTAAATAGCCACTTATATTTTCTGCACTATTCATAGGTGCAAATTTTATTGAAGCTACTTCTCCTGGTTGCATTCCTAAATCTTCAAAAGAATATTCAGGACATTCTCTTTTGTAAGTTTTTCCACTTGCATCTATAAAGGTATAAGCATCAACATAACCCAATTTATCTGAATTATAGCTTTTTCCATATAATTTTATCTTGCTATTTGTTGAATCATAGCAAACACATAATTGTTTGTCTCCTGATATATCATGTATATAATCACTTGCTTGGTTAATATACAATTGTGTTTCTACTGTGTCGCTTGCAGTTTCATATATAAATTCAGCTTCTGTATATTCTGGGTAAGGACTGTCAGGATTGTTTACCGTATCACTTTTAGCTTCATATCTTCCATATATTTTCTGTCCGTTTACATATGCAGTTTTTCCTTGCAAAATATCTGCTGCGGTAGCTGTTGCATCTGATGTATCTATACCTTCACTGCCTCCACTACCTCCACTACTAGTATTAATCTGTCTTATATTAGTTGCCATAGTATCGAAAGAAGAATCCGCAGAGGTTGAAACTCCTTTGTCAGTAATAGCCCCTGCTATTTTTGCTTTCCCACTACTGACAGATTGAAAAAGGCTCGTTTGATTTTCGTTTAATTTAGTAATAGCATTGTTTATATCATTAAAATTATTATTAGTATCATCAACTACACCTTTTATTTTCGTATCTGTATAATTCCTTTGTTGTGTTGCTTGTTCGTTTAATTCAGTTTCTATTTTGTTTTTTAAAGCTGTTACATCTGTTCCTTTTGCAAATCCAGAAAAATCTTGATTTCTTATCATAGAATTAGTATATTCTTTTGCCTCGTTAAGTTTTGCATTGTCTTGGTTATCTATATATTTCTTTAAAGTATCTTCTTTTGCATTATGATATTTTTTCACATATTCCTTTGTTGCATATTCTTCAGCATCAATACCACCTAATTTATTAGAATCATTTGCAAGATTACTATCTGGTTTTCCGACAGAACTTATTGATGTTTCACTTATTTCCTCGTATGGTGTTGACATTTTTATCACTCCTCTCTAAAAAAATAAAGGGAAACAACTTTATGATTGCTTCCCTTATGTTACAAAATATTACAAAAATTATATTACAAAAATATTTAAATTAATTAACTATTTACTTTTTATGTGTTTACACACCTTTAGAACCTACAAGCCCTCTCCAATCGCAGTAACCACAGTCATATCTTGTATAACCAAACATTCTGTAGTCCATTTTCTTTTGGATTCTTTCAGAATCAAAGATTGGTTCTTCTCTTCTTAGGAATAATAAGTTATCAATAGATGTATCTTGTATAAACCAAGGTTTCATTGTATCACTTGATAAGTAATCCCATACAACTACTTCTAAGTTTGGTACAGTGTTTACATCATTATTATTTGTTCCTGCTTGTAATATAGAATTTACAATTGCTTTAGCTGTAAACTCTAATTCTGGACATACAACAAGTTGTTTTGCAGAAGCTGCAATTTTTATTCCTGCTTCATCTACTTGTTTTCTCATTAATGTTAAAGCAGCTTTTAATGTTGTATCAGTTAAAGCTCCTTCTATTAAGTTTGAACAAGTATCTTCTGAATCTGCAAGTGGATGAGCAGCATTGAATAATGATACTCCATCATAGCCAACATTTGTGAAACCTTTTAAAATTACGTTTGCTGCATCTGTTTCTTCTGTTGCTCTTAATCCTTTTCCTAATCCTTTGGCAGAACCACCTTTACCAATACCTTTCATTACATTATATTGGTCATCTTGCATTAATTCCCATGTTAATACATATGAGCTATCATATCTATTAGCAGAGAAACTTGCTGTATGTCCTTCACTAAATGATTTTTCGTTGAAGTCAGCACCTTCAGTGTTTTTTCCCCATAAACCAAATGCTCCTAAGTGTGGGTATGTTTGGTCTTTACCTGTCATTTTTTCTGTTTTGAATATTTTTGAATATTGTTTTGGTAGTTCATTGTAACTATCAAAGAATATTTTTTTGTGTACTGGTGTCATTAATACACCAAAATTGTCTCTTGTCATTGTTGCCATAATAAATCAACTCCTTATATTTATAAATTTTTATAAACAAAAGAATTGTACAAATATTTATTTTTTACCTCTTTTTGAATATTCAGCATATTCTTTTACATTATCAATTCCCTTTACCGCAAGATAATCCTCAATACTCATTCCTGCTGCTTTTGCTATTGCAATTTCTTCAGCAGTAGCTTGTACTTTAGATTTATTTTGAACTACTGTAGTACCAACACTTTTGTTGATATTTCCTAATATTTCTTTTCTTGCTTGTTTGTTTTCAAGTTTTGCTTCTAATTTACGTTCAATTTCGCTATTAGAATTTATTGTCTTTCCTCCAGTTAAAGCATAGTAGCTTTGCTCGATAGTTAAACCTTTGTCGACTAAGTCTTTAATATCATCAGCATAGTCAGCTATATCTTCAAAACCAGATTTCTTTGAAGTCTCTGATAGTGATAATTGAAATTTTAGGTTAGCTAACTCTTTTTCAGTTTGCTTTGCACCAGATTGTTTTTTATCTATTGCACTTGCTATAGATTTTGCAATACTTTCATCAATACCACTTTCAATGAGTTCTTCAAGTGTAGTTTTTTCAGGTGTTTTATTAGATTCTTCAAGTGCTTTTATTCTAGCTTCAAGTTCTTTATTTTTCTTTTCTGCTTCTTTTCGCAACTTTCTTTCATAATTTACACCTTTTTTTAAGTTTTCTTTGTCAGTATCAACAGTTGTATCAGTTTCATTATTTTCGACATTATTGTCGATTATCTCTGTTTCTTCAACTTCTGTATCTACTTGTGTATCTATTTCCTCATCTGGAATATAAATACCTTCATTTTTTGGATTTAATGTTTCTATATCAATCCCTTCTTGTTCGTTTGCCATATTGTTCTCCTTTCCATTTTTAGCCAGGTTTTGTCCTCTAATTTGTTTTTTTGCCAGGTTTACTCCTCTAATTTATAAAATAAAAATTTAATAACTAATTTTGATGTACTTTCATATGATTTGTAAGTCCAGATTTGCTTTTAAACGTTTTTTTACATTCTGGACATATAATTTCATTGTTAGATATGTTTTTAGGTTTATCTTCCATTGTAGTATTAATTTGCACATTTTTCACATTATTGATATTATTTTCATTGTCACTCATCACATTTTTATCTTCTTCAGCAACATTTATAACTTCATATGTTTGTCCTGCTTGTTTTAATAATAAAATTACTTCTTTTCCACAATTAGGACAATGAGCTTTTGAATAATCTTTTACAACTCCTGAATAAAAGTGCTTATCTTCTATTCTTTGTAATTTTTCTATATCTGTTATAACAAATTGTCTACCACAATCACATTTTGTTGTGTTTCTTATTTTTAAATTTTCAAACATTGTCTATACTCCTTTCATATAAGATGTTTGAGGATTACCATTTGCTGTCAATCCTTCTATATTTGCATTTTGTTGATTTTGTTGTTCTTGCTGTATATCTTTTAATGTATTTTCATCATATATACCTAATTCTTGTTGTTCTTCTGTTGTTTCTGGTGTATTAGGTATATTTAATCCTAGACTTTTTACCAGATAATTTCTATATTCTTTCTTAGATAATGCTTTATCTACATAAGCTTGTCTTACTATATTGTATCTATATGCTTTATTATTTGGTAGACCGGCACCAACACTTACTGATAAATCATATCTTACTTTTCTTGTTTCATTATCTACTTGCATATATTTATAGTTGCTTGAATCTTCTTCAGCTTTAAAGTCTTTTCCTGGATTTCTTTCTTCCCAGTTTCTTTTATATGTGTCTCTATATTCTGTATCTGATTCTACTAATACAGGAATATGATTTAATTTTTCAGGATTAAATTCAGTAAAATCATTTTCTCCATTTTCTCCTGTTATTCTAAATACCATTGTTGAATCCCAGTTGAGTAATGCAAGTTCTATAGCATATTCAAATACTTCTGATAAAGTTTCTTGTAGTAATCCTTTTTTATGTTCTATCATGCTATTACCACTGTTTTGTAATGCCATACTTTCTGTTGCTGTATCTACACCACTTTGAGACTTACCGATTTGTTGGTCTGTGAATCTTGTAACAACTTGTCTATCATTATTCATTAATTCACTTCTTTTATTAGTAATATAATTTGGAATTGATGGTGGTGTTAGCCACTTATAGGCATTTACATCATTAGTTGGTATGACTTGTCCTGGTTCGTTAGTAATCTTATCTACATCTATACCTGAATTATTTCCAACAAGTGCCATTGGGTTTCCTGTAAGTCTTGCATTTCTTAATATATTATCATCTATTTCATCTATTTGGTCTGATATAGGTAATATAAGTTCTGCACTTGCTTTTCCCCATATCGTGTTTTCTCTGTACATATCAGGTGTTAGGAAATATGGGTAATTACTATTTGGAAATAGTTTTAAATCTTCTTTTTGTTTTTCCTTACGTTCTTTTAATTTCTTTTTAGTATCACTTAATATAACACCACACCCAGACATTTCTATTAATCTCAATTGTACTTCACTGTCTTTACTTTCTTTATACTTAGTCCATATAAGCAAATGTACATATTGTTCTTCTTCATTATTTACTATAACATTACTAACAGGGTCTAGGTTAGGCATGATTGCATCTGCAACATCTTCTCCATATTCTAAAGAAGCAGAATAAATAGAACGATTACTAGCCTCTATTATGTATTGAGCATTTTGTATGTTGTACACATCTGTTATTGCTGGGTCTATAAATAATCTTGATGGATGTAATGGTTCTATGTCTGGTAACCCTTGTCCATCTAATTTATCAAAATTCCATATAACCTTAAATATTCCTGTACCTGTCATTTCTCTTCGCCTTTCATGTACTTCTATTTTACGGTACATTCTATTACGTTCTTTTATAAAGTCTGCTAATACTCTTACTTTATTGCAAAAGAAGCGGTCTCCTGGTTCTCTTGGGTCTACTTGTATAGCTAGATTTTGGTCACATAGTAAAGCGGTTTTTCCCTCAATATTGCTATTAGTTATATTTGTATTAGGTGCTGGGTCTGTTTCATCTTCTGGAAGTTCAAAGTCGCCTTCCCAATATTTGTTTATATCTTCCCATTTCTTTACAACACCTAAGTTCACTTTATCTTGATATGCTCTACGATACCACATTAAAAATTTTTCTGCCTCTTTAAGTTCTGTGGCACTCATTAATGCTTGTCGTTTTGCTTCTTTATCTTTTCTTATCTCTTCGAAGTAATCTTCTTGCATTTTCTAATCCTCCTTTATCTTCATTCCTCTGCTCGGAGTTCTTGGTTCATATAATCCTTTTTCGTTTTTATATTCTTCATATGGATTTCGCCTATTTGCTATAGGATTACTAAAATTCACTTGAGTAATTCCATTATGTTCTCTTTTAAATGTCTTATTTTTGATTTTAAGACTTGATATATCTTGAATTATTTCTCTTTCAGTCTTGATTACCAAAAATAATGTTGCTGAAATTAAAATAAAGCATATTATAGACCATATACAAAATATATAAATAAACATATTATCTTCTCCTTCTATTTAATGGTTGTGCTTTTATATCATTTTTTCTTGTTTTTAAATTTATGTAACCTAAATCTTCTAATTCTGTTTTTGTGTATTTTCCTTCTGGTAAATTCATTGTTATAGACTTAGGTAATTGATACATTGTACAAAAATATCTTAATGCATCAGGTGCATGAGTTAATTCATGTGGTTCATTTGCTACATCATTTGGATTCTTTTCATCATGTTGAACAGCTGGTAATGTTCTTATAAGATTAACACAATTGCTAAATATGTGTAATTTGCAAGTTTTTTGTCCTTGTTCATCTTCTATTACTTTTAGCCATTCATGTACTGCCAGCCACCCTGTTACTCTGTTATTGTCTGCTTTCGTTAAATATTGTCCATTTTCTGCAAATATATCAGAAGTGCTTTTGCCAGTATCACGATTTCTATTCCATAAATCTGGTGGAGCATAATCACAGTATATATCTTCTGTTGTCATTTCGTTTATCTTTCTTGCTGCTTCTGATACAATTAGATTACTCTCATATAATTCTTTATATACATAAGCATTCATATTCCAATCTAATGCAATCCAGTAGCAAGCACACATATCTAATCCATAATCTCGTGTTCTAAATATTCTCCATGTTTTTGGAATTTCAAATGGTTTACATACATGTATGTCCCTTTTAAATTCAGTAAAGAACTGTCCATCAAATATGTCCCATTCTCCAAATAATAATGCTTTCTTTTCTTTTTCCGGTAAGTTTTGTAATCTTACTAAATAATCTGGGTCATTAGCCATTAAGAATAAGTTATCTTGTACTCTAGAAGGAATAAATATTCTTGAAGTTGTTGTTCCATCTTCTTGCTTGATATTATGGATTGTGTTAGGTTCTCCTATATCAATAAATCTTTCTTTTACCCAACTATGTCCTACACCTCCTGGATTTGTTGAACTCTTTATGTATTTAGGGTAAGGATTAGCACCACGACAACGTGAAATCATATACACATACATATATTCAGTAAAATGTGTTAATTCATCAAAACGTATAACATCATATTCTGCTGATTGATATTGATATACATCATTCTCATTGTCTATATAGCCAAAATCTATTATAGAGCCATTTTTGAATCGCCATATATGTTTACTGCTATTGTAACTTGCAATTTTTTTAGGGTAAAGTTCTAGGCTTGTTCTTATAATTGACCTTTCCAAATCTGGAAATGTTCTACGGAATATTATTTGCTTTGATTTAGGGTATTGTAATGCATATAGTAAAGCATCTACAAGTTGTCCATATGATTTTCCTCCTCCAGCAGCTCCACCAAACAATGTTTCAAAAGCTTGTGAATAAACAAATTGTTCTTGCTTTTCTGTTATTTCTATATTCATTTATTTGCCTTCTTAACACTTATATTTACTTCAAAAGGACTATCTTGACTTACTTCAACTTTGTCCTTTGGATTTTCCTCAATCGTATCTCGTACTGCTAGAAATGCTTTTACATTTCCCATCTCAGCTTCATGTATCATTGCTAAACTTATTTTCTTGTTATATTCTTCAGTTTCTAATAATGCTAGTAGTTCTTCTTTTAATGTCTTTCTTGCTCTTCTTACTTCACCTGATTTTTTTCCACCATTTTTGCCTCTTTCTCTTGCTTCCTTCTTGGTTCGTACAGGTTTTAAATTCTTTTCATTTGCCATTTACAACACCTTGCCTTATTATTTCCGTTTTTTCTAAATTTCCTTTAAAGTTGACACACTTACAACATATATGATTACTACAGTTAAATATTCTTATACTGCAATCTTCTTCATTTGGATTATGACAGTACGGACATATCTTCAATACATATTCTTCTTCTAATCTTTCCATATAATCACTCTTTTCTATAACAAAAAAGAACTATAAAAATAGTTCTTTTCAGGGATTTGTAATAAAGGTTAGTAAGGTAAAAATATAAAACCTGTGCAACTTTCTTTTATCTACACTACTATTATAGCACATAAAATATGCTTATTTTTCTCAATTTTTTCCACAAAAAAAGAAATAAACTACTTCTAATTTATTTCTTTTATATTTCTCATATCTCTCCGCCATTCTTCTGCTAAATAATATATACTTTTATTCATTATGTTGTAATATGTAGTTTTAGATACTCCTTTTATTGTCTCACAGTATAACCAATCTTTGTTTTCTTTGAATATTAAGTTAAATATATCTTGTTCAAATGGTTTAAGTCTATTTATTGTCTTAGTAACATACAATATACGTTCACTTAATAATGCTAGACTTCTGGTTGAAATAAGTTTTAATGCTTTTTGACTTGTTGGGTCTGATGTTGTATTACTTCTAGGTTGTCCATCTCCAGAAGCGGATTCTTCTATTATTTCTCTTTCCAATCTTTCTAGCTTATGTACATTGTCCCAATATTGTCTTAGCTCTTTTTCCATACGTTTCTTTAATTCTTTAGATAATTTATAGTTAGGCATATATATTCCTCCATTAATCAGGTTTAATTTTTTGTTTAACTAGTCCTAATTCAAATGCTGTAAACGATACTTTATAACCATATAATAAATCTTGATATAACCATAGATTTTCATTACATTGATTAATCAATAAATATTCATGATTATTTTTACTAAATACTTTAGGAACTTTAATTGCTTGTACTTCCAAATCCACCAATTCTTTCTCCTTCAGCATTATCATCATCAGTTGTATAATATTTTTGGAATATGCCTTGTCCCATACAATAACCTTTTTCTATTGTTATTGGTTCATTAGATAAATTATAAAAAGCAAACATAATCTCTCCATCATTATCTGGATTTCCATAGTAATCTGCATCTATTATTCCCATACTATTTGGTATTACTAAAAATTTCTTTTTAGGATTACTGCTTCTATTTACTAACATTAAAAATTCATCATCTTGCATTTTACATTTTACCCCTGTAGGTACTAGTGTTGGTTTACTGCCTAGCATATATGGTGGTATAGTTGTTGTTTCTATACACTCAAAATCATAACCTGCGGATTTTTTTGTTTTTCTCTTTGGTAAATTAAAGTTTGGATGTTTCATTTCACACCCTGTTGATATTATTCTGTTTACATATTCAAATTGTCTTGCCATTTGTTTTTCCTCCTACTATTTTCTTTATAAATTCTTTTTCTCTCTCTTTTAATCTTTTTTCATACAATAAGCATTCATATTTTTGGATTCTTCTCCAGCACATAATTACTTGTTGCATTTTATTTTTACATTTTGTTCTATCACAATAATCTATAGTTTGTTTTTGTATAATTATCGTGTTAATATGTTCTTTGTCAGTTAATTTATTACATAAATCACATTTAATCATTTTTACCTCTTTATCTTGCATACTACACCTCTTTAGAAACTCTTTAGATGTAGTATGCTCTTTTATTTATTTAATAATTCTTTTGCTTTATTTTCAAAATATTGTTTTATACAGTTATCACAAGTTTTTCCATTGTCTCCTGCATAATATTTACATTTAGTTGTTATATCTAAATACTCGCATAAGTCACTATCACTTGTTGCTATATGATTTGCCATTAAATCTATTATTTTGTCTTTATTTTGTAATTGCTTGTTTAATCTTGAAAATTCTTCCTTATATAGACTATATTTTTCTAATTTTTTAACTTCTTTTACTCTGTTTCTTAATTTTCTTAATAATTTATCATTATGTTTCTTTAATTTATCTATTTGTTTGTCTTTTTCTTTTAGCATAGATAAAACTGTATTAAACTGCTTCACTCTATTTTGATATAATTCAAGTTCTTCATCATAATAATCACAATCTGTTGCTTCTATAAATTTGATTTGTTCTTCAAAATATTTTATATGTTTCTTAAAATATTCTATTGCTTCTTCTTGTTCTACTGTTATTTTCATTTATTCCTCACTTTCCTTTAAATAATCTTTTGCCATTTTATTTGCTATTTCAATTTCTGTTTCTATATAACTTTCATATTTAATTACTTTAGCTCCACAATGTGGACAATATTTTAAGTTATTTTCCTCTGGTGTTCCTTCATAAAATAACCATTCATCATGACAATTACTACAATACCATAAACATTCTTCTGTTCCATCTTCTCTAAAAGCACATTCTTTTTGCTCTTTTATTTTTTTATTTAATTCTTCATTCTCTTTTAATACTCTTTTATAATCTGATAAAATATGTTGCATAGATTTTGGTATTTCTAAATCTACTGTTTCCCAACCACTATTTTTAAAAAAATTACTGTCTATTTCATTCATAGCACTATTTGCTAAATAATTTTCAACTATTTTTATATCTTCTTTTATACTATTTTCCATTTATTTCTCCTTAAATATTCTATACTTTTATCTATCATTGCTAATTCGCACTTTTTTTCTTTGCTTGGTTCAAATAAATTTACACCTTTAGTTTTTACCTTTTGGAGCTCTAACAATTTAATTGTATATTCTCTACACAAATCTAATATTTCTATATCTTCTTCTATACTATTTTTCATTTTTCCTCCATTTCTAATGTGTTTAGCAACATTTGTTTTAAATCATTTAAAACTGGTTTAATATTTTTATGTAACTCATCATTATAATGCTTAAATTCTTCACTTTCTATCATATTTGAAAAGCTTGTACCAATATTTAAGATTGGCTCTTTCTCATCATTTATTGTAATATAACATTCTATTTTTAATATATTAACTCTATCTTCTCTACTATTTTCTTTCACTTAAAACACCTCCTAAAAGTCACTAACATAAAATTCTAATGTTTCGTCACAACTCCAACATTTTTCACAATTTGTTTCTCCGCAGTCTACATCATAAAATATATTTGTCTCTCCACAGTTTGGACATTTTATCTCAACATCTTTGCATTCTCTTGTACTTACTTTTATTTCTTCTTTGCTATTTTCTTTCACTTAAAACACCTCTTTTTTGCATATCTAATATAATTTCCTTCTTGTATATAATTTTAAATGTTGTATATACAATATTAGTTCTAAACCAGCCTATTTTATTACATAGCCATTCTAAAAAATCTGACAAATAATCTAATATTACAAATGGAAATAATAATATGTAAGTAATAATACACAAAGCATTCATTGTCTTTTTATGTTTATCAGCCATCTTTTTAGTTATTTTTAAATCTTTTGTTTTCATATCTTATTTACCCCTTTCCACTTCTTCTAAAATTCTATCAATAGCATAGCAATAAGGATAATTTCTATTGCCCATACCTTTTAAAGTATTTGACCAATCTTTTAATAACTTTTTATTGTACTCTAAATCGTCATTATATTGCTTTTTTTCTATATAGTATTTATACCAATATTCGCTTTTTTCTGTTGAGGTCATTGTTTTATCTAATATTTCAGTTATGGCTTCTTTTAATTTTCTATTTTCATTATCTAGTTCGTGATTTGTTGTCATAACCCAACAATTTTGTAAAGTATTTTTTGTTTCTTTAGATATTTCCTCTTTACTCATATCTTATTTACTCCTTTACCTCGTACTTTTTATTTTTAAAATAAATATTCATATCTTTTATAAAAATATCGTATAAATGTTGCTTTGTTTTATTACTTAAATCTATATCATCTAATTCTGCTATAAATTCAAGAAAAGCATCTACAAATACATCTTTTTTATCATCTTTTATTCCTTCTTCACACAAATCATGAAACATTTTGCTATCAGCTTTTAACATATCTATTCTCCTCCTAATAACTCTGGATTATCGTATATATTTCCAATTACTTCTGTTATTCTTGTATTAATTAGTTTTGGTGCTAATCTTGTTGAACTTCCCCAGTGCATTCCTGCATAAAAACAACCTTTATCAAATATCACTTTTTCAATATGTTGTCCCCTGCTATCTCTGTATTTAACAATATCTCCCTCATATATTTCTTTTCCGTTTTTATCGTGTAGTTCTGTGTATTGCATTAACCATTTATCGTATGATGGTATTGTAAAAATATTAGCTAAGTTATTTCCTAATAATTCATTCCAATGAATCATTTTTTTATCATAATCATTCCATATTCTAAACTTTATCTCTCTATTCATCTTTTCCTCCTACTTTTAAATTATCGTTTGCTATTTCTCTTTCTATAAATTTTTCTATTTCCTCTCTATTACATCTACAAAGACTCAAACAATAATTACTCCTTATTTTTTTATCTTTAGATTCACTTGAACAACTATATTTATGCCTTCTATAAACAGCTTTTCCATTACTTATTGTTAATTCCATATAAGGATGTTCTATATAATAATCATTAATTATAGATGACTTATAATATTCTTTTTTAGGTTTGCAATTTTGCATTTTTTCACATACTATATGCAGTGCTTCACAATATTTTTTTATTTCTTCTTTGTTACATAATTCATTGTGTATTTTAATAGCTTCTTTTAAGTTCATTATTCTTCTCCTCCTACTTTATAGCAATTAGCCTCAAACTGTTCTTTTGTTAATATTGTTTTTATGTCGTTTTTATGTCGTTTTCATGTAATTCTATTGCATATTCGTGTACAAAAATCGAACTATCAAAGCAAGATATTCTTACTTCTTCTACTAAATGACCGTTTACATAGTCTCCAATTTCTATTAAGTCTATTAGTTGTTTGCTGTGTTTTACTATCTCTGTTGTTTTAATTATTCCATATTCTTTCCCTTCAAAATCTTCTGCTCCTGTAAAATATAAGTATTTATTTACTGTTTTATTGTTGTCTATTCTATCAATTTTTCTAATTCCTTTATTTTTTGTCCTCACATATTCGTTTACTTCTATCGTCTTCTTTTCCTTTCTCTATAAATTCTCTGATATTCCTTGTTGTATAATTTTTCACAGTCTTTGCAATAACAGTTATATCTGTCTTGCTTTTTCATATATCTAAATTCTGTTTCATCTTTATATGAACCACACATACTACATTTCCTTCTCATGTTTTTTTATATTCCTCTTTTTTAAATATTTTTCCATTTCCATTGTTCTTTGTTGCTCCATTCTGGTATTGCATATTTTACTAATTTGAAATCTTTATTTGAATATTCTGTAGTACAATATTCTTTTGCTTCAAATGATGGTATTTTTCCAATTAAAATATCAAATATGCTTATATTAATATCTTGTTTAGCATATATTCCACAAGTCTCTTTTAATTTTTCTTCATTCACTTCAAATACAACACATATATCTAAATCAACAATTCCTGTTAAAAAATGAATCGCTTTTTCTGGTTTATATTCATCTAAATTGAAGAAACAAAATCCTATCGAGTTTGTTCTGCGATTATACTTTTGATTATGATTTTTATTATTTATTAAGGTACTTCCATTTATGTACTTTTTAAATTCGTTTATGCTCATAAATCTAAATACTTTCATATCTTTAATTCCTTTTATTTCCTAGTCTTTCTATTTTTTTATAAAATACTTGCAACTTGTATCTGTATGTTCAAAATTACATTGTGAAACAAGTTCGTTTTCTTCAAATTTATTATTAATGACATTTCTTGAACAATTAAATCTATATGGACAATTTATACTTACACAAAATGTCATGTCATGATTAAAATTCATGTTATACCTCCATGCATTGGATTAAATAATCATATAGTTTTCCAGGTGTTGATAAATCCACTTTCTTTCCATTATCAATAATGTCTCCTTTTTGGTAATCTCTGCCATAATTTCGCTCGTATAACCAATATGATATCGTATCATTATCATCAAATATATTCTCTAGCAATTTAACCACTAGGTCTTCATGACAAATCATCAAGCTACCTGCTTCTGTAAAATCAGATATATTTGTATCTGTACTAGTTCTTATAATTTTGTTTACTTGATTTTTTATATTGTCTGTTTCTTTTAAACGTTCTATTATTTCTATAAAGCTCTCTTTGCTTATCATTTCCATATTTCCTTTCTCGTTTTGTTGCTGCCATTTCTAATAATTCTTCTAACTCACTAGCAGTGAAAATATTGTTATTCATAAGTTGTTCTAACATACTTGCAACACCAATTGCTAACTCTAATTTACTTCCATAAAATTTTTGGCTAGAATGGTCTTGCCCAATATTTTTTCTTATTCTAATTTCAAATGCTGTTTTTAAATATTCCTCATAATCTTTATTTTTCATTTTCATTACCTTCCTTTATTTTATTTTTTTTAAATTCCTTCCAACCTTTCCATCTATCACTAAATGTCTTGTCTTTTGAATCTGTTTGGCTGTATTTTTTTAATATCGTTCTTTCTATTTTTCTTTGTAAATTCATATACATTGTCCCTTCTATGTTTTAATTCATTTTTTAGTAATACCTTTTCACTTTCTGCCAGAATTATATTAGTTCCATCAAACATTTTTTTATGTAAATAATCTAAACATATTGTCATTATTACAAATGGTATTAATATTAATGGGTAACACAAAACAAATTTTCCATTGCCCAAAAGTCCAATGATTATAATAAAAATCATTAATAAAATACCAACTATTGTTTCTATTTTTGCAAATTCATCTGTAATTTTAGAAGTATAATTGAATATAATATTATTTAATACAAATTTTTCCCATATAATATTTTTGTTTGCTTTTGTTTTGCTTTTATCAAATTTTTGTATAGTTTTTATTACATCATCAAGAGTGCTATATCTACTATCTAAAATAGGTTTATTGTATTTGCTAAGAAAATCTTCATCATTCATATTTTTATAATAAACAACCCATGATAACGTTTTACCATTTCCATCTATTTTTTTGCATATGTGGAAATATTCTTTATCTAATATTTCTAAAGCATCTTCAATACAATCTTTATTGTCAATTTTTGTTTTATTTTCATCGTTTTTCATATCTATTACTCCTCCCAACCGTAATGTACCGCTTCTCTATCTCCATCACATATACATACAATTCCTTTATTGTGATATAACTCACATATTTCTATAGATAAATTCATAAAATTTTCTTGCCAAACACCAGTTATTCCTGTTATTTTTGTCATGCATGTCCATAGTGCTTGGAAACCAGTTTGTTTCATATAATCTGATTCTTCTTTTGAAAGTTCTTTTAAAGTTTTTGGTTCAATCATTTTCTTACACCATCCTTATAAATTTCTGTAATTTCTAAATCCCTATATTTATATTCAAACAATTTCTTTTTTAATTTATATTCTTCTGTTTTAAATCCTTTAGTGTCCTCGATAATCTGTTTTTCCTTTTCATTGTCATAATATACAAAATCTGCAATATATTTTGCTGCTCTTATTGTTTTTCCATTTTTCTTGTAAGATGGTATTAATTCAAATGGAACTTGTAAATTTAAATCTTTTATAATTTTAGCTTTCTCCAATAATTTCAATTCGATATACCTACGAGCTTCAAGCTTAGAATCAAATTTAATACCATCTACAATAACTTTGTTATTACCGTATTTACTCATTTTCTAGCCTTTCTATTTTACTTTCAAGATATGCTATATAATCCTTTACGATATTTATATTTTCTTTAGCAAACTTGTCCCCCATAATTTCTAATTCATATAATGCTTGTTGGAGCTTTATTTGCATTTGTTCTATTTCTGTTAATTCCATTTATTTCTCCTCTTAATTAATTTTTGTATTTATACTCATTAAATCGATAAATAATTGTTCTTGTTCATCTGTCGTTAATAAATCATAATCTTTACAATTTTTGCATTCTGATATTATCTTGATTCTATCTTTTGCTTTTGCTTTTTTGATTTTTGCTTTATATTTATTAAATAAAATAATATAAATGTCTTTATCTAGTCTATTTATGTTGGACACATTGGCTGTCGTTTGTACTGTCATTTGTACTGTCGTTTGTACTGTAAAATTTACAGTATTTATTTTATATTGATTTGGACTTCCTTTTTTACCTTTTCTATATTCAAATAGTCCTGCTTCTATTAATTTATCTCTACATCTAATAAATGTTTTTTCGCTTTCAATTTGCATAATACTCATCAATCGATGGTTATCTACTATAACCCATTCGCTCCACCCACACCTATTGAACAATGATATCAACTTATACCATAGCAATTGTGATGAAATCGGCAAATAATTAGTTTCGAGCCACCTCTCAAAGGCATTAATTAAATCTATATAACTCATAATGTTTTCTCCTTTTGTATAATATAGAAAATAAAATTTTACTATTTAATAGTTGTTATTCAAATAGTGCTTTTAATAATTCATCAATTTTACTATCTAATTTGTTTTCTAGTTCTTTTTCTATTTGTTTCAATTCATCTTCTGTCATAAGTCCTTGTTCTACATCTTTTTTAATTTCTTCTTTTGTTAGTATTTTACTATTAAATAGTGCATGAATTAATGTAGTTAATTCCGCTCTAATTAGTAGTTTATTCCCTTTTAAATCAATTTTACCTTCATTAACTTTTATCATTCTTAAATCCTCCTAATATTTTTTATAAATTAATTTTTCTTTGTTCCAATTCGCACCATAAATACCTTTTAAATAGTTTTCTATATAATCTTCATATAATTGTGTGTTTAGTCCATGGTCTTCTTCATAATGGCATTCTGGACATAATGTAACAATATTCTCTTCAATGCCTAATCCTCCGTTGACTTCTTTTTTTATAATGTGCATTTGCACAAGTCATAGGAACGTACTTGCCGCAATAGATACATCTGTTGTTATCTCTGTTCCATACAATTTCTTTGGTTTTTTGTGATATTTCACAAGCACGACTTCTTTTACTCATACTTTGCTTGCCCCCATTCACGTTGAAGTTGACTTTCGAATGTTCTAACTTTTATTTTATAGTAGTTTATTCCTTCCTCTGCTACTTTCTTCAATCCTTCAGCGATATCTCTATCAAATCTTAAATCTGCTATTTCTGGCATTCCTCTTGCAATATCAGCTAGATGAGTTACTTTTTCTCCTGCTGCCCTTAATTCAGTTAGTTTTTTTGATAAAGCGACTCTATATTTTCTTTCTTTTATCGCATAATCATAATTATATTTCTTATATTCACTTACACATTTCTGCAAATCCTCTAATGCTTGTTCTACTTCATTCCACATATGACTTACCTCCTATTAAAAAGGCAAGTCATCATTAGGCATAAAATCCGCATCGTTTTGTATTACTGTGCTATTTTGTACTACTGTTGTATCATTATTTGTATTGTTTTTATTGTCATATTCTTGTATAAATAAATCTAATTTGCTTTCTGCTTTATTTTCGCAATTTCTAATTTTGTCTTGAATCCATTTTGGTATTTTACCAAAATTATTAAATGTATCTGGTTCATATGTATTAAAATAAACTGTGTCATCTGTTCCTGCTACTTGCATTCCTTTAGGCATCGCCATTATTGATGCTATATTTGTATGCGGTTTATTATTCTTTTCTTCAGTTATTATTTGTAGTTGACATGCTTTATTTAAAATATTTACTAAATCAAATCCATTTAATTCTTCTGGTGTAAAAGCTTTTCCTCTCCATGCTTGTAAATCTGCTCTTAATTTTGATTTTTCATTTAATGATAATGTATATTCTTTACTGATTACTCTTGGTTTCTCTTCTCCATTTATTTCTATTGTTTGTCCTAATATTTGCCATACTATTATAAATTTTCTTTGTTTTTTCTCAAATCTTTCATTATTTTGTACTCCTAAATCAATTAACATTGATGATACTGCTGTGTAAACTCCATCTTCTAATTTTTCATATTCAATTCCTTCATTTTTTGCTATTAATCCCATAATTATTTTCCTTCCTTTTTTAAAATTTTTATATTACTATCTAAATAATCTTTTATGCATATATCTCTTATCTCGTTTTCATCTGTTATATTTGTATTTATTACTACCTTTCCTTTTGTTCCTAAAAAATCATATTCTATTAATTTATATTCTTTCATACAATTACCTACCTTATAACTGTTGTAACTTCTTCTTTTATTTCAATTCCTGGTACTTTAAACTCTTTTCCCAATGCTTTCATCACTTTATATTGTTGCAATAAATAATCTTTTCCAATCTTGCTTAATTCTACAATTGGTATATTATTTATAATTGTTGGTATTTTTGATATATCTGTAATTTCAACTTGATATCTTACTCTTGTAGACATACCTGCAACCTTAGGAATTTCAACTGTTTTTTCACTTAGTGTTGTACTGTTCATAATTTCTTGCATTTGCTCTTGTGCTTTTTCTGTATTTCCACTTATAATATTTTCTTGTGCTTCTAATATTTTTCTTTGCTGTTCTTCTTTTTCTTTTTTTAATCGTTCCTCTTCAGCCTTTTTAAGTTGTAACAATTTGTTATTGTAATCATTCATTAAACCTCTCATTTCTTTTTCTGTTTCTTGTAACGGTTTTAATAAATTATCTCTTTCTGCTTTTACTTTATCGTAACTTTCTTTTGTTGCTTTAACCATAGGCTCATAAAAGCTTTTTACAACTGTTTGCTTTTGTTTAACCTCTTTGATAAAATCTGTTGCAATCTTTAATTCATCTTCATTTGATATGATGATACTTTCAGCAGTTGCCTTAATTAGATTAACTTGTTCTTTCAAATCCTCTCTTTCTAACATTTTTACCCTCCCTATAAAAAAATTTGTTTGACTTTTATTTTTTTATTTGCTATAATGGAAAAAACGGTTATACAACCCCTTTAACTATATGTTTCTGCCTTTCACAAATGGGAACATATAGTTTTTTTATTTCACTAGTTCTTCAATACTTATTCCTAATTCTTTAGCTAGTGCTTTAATAGTTTTTAATGTTGGATTATCTTGTTTTCCCACTTCAATAAATTCTATTGTTCTTTTTGATAATTTTGTTCTTCTAGCTAATTCTGTTTTAGAAATCTTGTTTTTTGTTCTGTATTTTTTTAAATTTTTGCTTAACATTTTTGCCCTCCAACAAATAATAAATAAAAGTACGAATTAGTTCCGTACTTTTATTTATTTTTATATGAAATTTACTGTATTTATTTTGCAAGAATGACCGAATAACTTTGATTTTGTGCAATGTTAT